GAATTTGTTTTGAGACTGTACCTAACTCAACGTCACCAATTCTTGCAGTACCAGCAACTGTTCTAAAACCATCAGCTGCTAAAAATAATAAGTCACCGCCAATCTCTTGAATACTATACCCACTTAGACAACCTACGTTATCAGTGATTGGGTCTATCCTAACTGTATCAGAGCTATGAAGATTAATAAGTTTATGAATACTATTTTCACAAAATATAATTAAATCTTCTCGGAAACCTTTAATACCTACAACTTGGTCAGATAAAGTAAAACTACCACCAGCTGCAAAGTCATCATAGTCATTTACTTCACTATGAAAAACTGTATTTAAATTACCTACTACTCCTGCTGCTATTAAATGATTATCGTGAATAGTAATAAATTTAACTCCATTAGTGCCACTAACAGTTATTTCAGCAGCAAAGAATGTTCTAGTATTTAGATTACCTGTGCCTTCCATACGAAAGCTATAAATTTTATTAGCTCCATCAGCTATAAAAACTTCACCATAATCAAAAGTTGCACCTTCAGCTAAAGCAAAAGTGCATTGTCCTTGATTAGTTCTATTTAAAACACTTCGACTTGTAAAGGTTGAATAGTTATCACCACTGCCTGAAACTGAACTTCGATTTATTTGTAACCAAGTAGCTCCATCGTTAGTAAAATAAATATCATCACTAACACAAGCAATAACTCCATCAGCATAAGGAAAGACTCCTAAAATAGTAGCAGTGCTTCCAGCTGGTTGAGCAGCAGTTACATCGCCTACTTTATATTTAGCATAACCATTTACTCTACGATAACCACCTTCTATAGAGACTTCAAAGTTTTGTAATTTAGTTGCTACTCCGGGAGTTTTTAATAAATCAATAGCATTAGAGGAGGTTAGTAAACCACCATCACATGCTACTGTATAAGGTTGAGAACGTGCCATTAATTAAAAATATGTTCTATCATCTGTCATTGTTCTAGGAGTTGGATTTAATAAATTAG